ATCGTCTTTGATTCCGGCGTCATTGTCATCCGGCACTGGCGCATGCACAACACGCTCAAAAGTGACCGATACCATCCGACGAACTATCAGGAAGAGTTTGCGACGCTCTGTCTGGAGGAAAACAAGGCTTACTCCGAGCGCCCGCAGACGACACCTGCCGCAGAACCGGCCAGAGTGGAAAAGCCAGCCGCGCGGCCGGCGCAAAAAGGCGCCGCAAAGCTTCCGGAAAAGAAACCCTATGGAGAAATGCACAACGTCATGCTCGCGGATGACGAGCTGGCAAAGCTCCAGCGAGATTACCCGAACGACTACAAAACATACGTCGAGCGCCTGTCCCTGTACATCACCAGCAAAGGCGCGCGGTACAAATCCCACTACGCCGTCATCCGGCAGTGGCTTGTGAAAGACGGCGTGAAGGCCGAGAACGAGAAGCGTGCGCCGGTCTCCGGTAAGGACGACCTGGACAAAGTGGAGCGAATGCTCGCTGCCATGAAGGGGGGTACCGCGAATGCCGACCATGTTAGCCCTTGACCCCGGCAACCGGGAAACCGGCTGGTGCATCGTCGATACGATCACCCGCGCGCCGGTGCAGGGGGGGAAGGACGAGAACACGCTCGTCTCCGGCATCGTGTCCGGCGGCGCGTTCACTGTCGCCGCGATAGAGATCATCGAATCTTACGGCATGGCGGTCGGGCGTGACGTGTTCGAGACCTGCGAATGGATCGGACGCTATAAGCAGTTGCTCGACGACCGCGGCGTACCGTACCACATCGTCACGCGCAAGGAAGAGAAGCTCACCATCTGCGGCAGCCCTCGCGCGAACGATACCACGATTAGGCACGCGCTGATTGACCGCTTCGCGTCGCACGACTTCCGCAGCGGTAAGGGCACGAAAGCAAATCCAGACTTTTTCTATGGCTTCCGCGCCGATCAGTGGAGCGCGTATGCCGTTGCAACGACCGCCCTCGACCGGGCGGAAAAGGAGATACTTATATGAAAACTTATATGACGATCAGACAAACAGCAAGCGAGACGGGTCTCGCTGCGGGTACGCTCCGTGCCCGGCTCAAGCGCAACAAGCTACCAGGCTTCTATGCCGGATCCCGCTACTACGTCAACGTCCCTATGTTGATGCAGATGCTCGACGCGGAAAGCCGGTTGAACGCTTCCCTCGACACGGCGGAGCGCGAAAGGGAGAGTGACAATGCACGATAAGACAGAGCTGCTTGGCGTCAAGGGAAGTTGGCGCGAGGTAGTAGACGACTGCCGCGCGACCGTTGGCAAGGAGAGCCTTGGTCACGAGCCGAGCGAGCAATTCAAGCGCAATATCCTTATCGCGGAGCACAGCCCGATCCGCGACCTCCGCGTGCGCTGGCGCTGGCGTGACATCCCGAGCTGGGTCGCCACGCACTGGTCGCGGCATAAGTGGGAGTGCTTCATCCGCACACAGCGAAGCGACCGCACCGGCATCCCGCGCGGAAAGCTGCCGCAGGAGGCGCCGGTCACGTTCACTGGCGAGGCCAACGCGCAGAACCTCATCGACACATGGCGCAAGCGGCTGTGCTATCAGGCATCGCCGGAGACCCGGCAGCACGCCGAAGATTTCAAGGCGGCGCTGCACGAGGCCGAGCCGGAGCTGAGCGACGTGCTCGTGCCAAACTGTGTGTACCGCGGTGGCTGCCCGGAGCTGTTGACCTGCGGATTCTGGGAGCGCTTTTGCCCGGCCAAAGGCACGATCCAATACCGATACGACCGATACAACGCGCTGTTTTATGAGCGCAGAAAGGGACGAGACGGATGAACAGAATTTGCGAGCAAGTGCGTGACCTGCTGGCGCACGATCGTGGCAATCTGAATTTCTCACCGTCAGCGCACTACGCGGTGCAGAAGCTGATCGACTATGCCGAGCAGGAGCATGAGCAGCGGGAAAAAGCGGAAACCATACTCTGTAACGAGCGGCGCAAGGCGCTGGCGTTTTCCGCCGAGGTGGCGCGGCAGGAACGCACGATCGCCGACCTGCGGCAGCAGTTGAGTTTCCTGCGGCAGGCGATGCAGGACGCGGGGGTATGATATGAGCGGTAAGATTGCTTTACGCCCTTCATATTGGGCGAGTGTTTCTGGTGGCAAGGACAGCCTTTATATGCTCAACTACATTCTCCACAATCTCGATCGTTACCCACTGGACGGAGTCGTTCACTTTGAGCTGGAAGTTGACTACCCGTTTATCCATACAGTGGCCAGAGGCAGAGATTGCAGATGGTGTGTTACAACTAGACCCCTGCACGATTTCCGCGTCGCACAGGAACGCACAAGGTAACTGTGGAATCACACGGCGCCAATGCTCTGACTGCCGCCGCGAGTTCTGGATGCAGGAGGTGGAGTGATGGAGAGACTGACGTTTGATGGCAATTTTTGCGACATCTCGAAGTGCCGGGAGCTGCCGTGTCCGCACGGTGGTAGCTGCACACAGCGCAAGGTGTGGGAAAAGCTCAAGGCATACGAGGATTCCGGCTTTACGCCAGCAGAAATTAAAAGCCTATATGCTGAATGGGATGTCATGATGTCAGTGCTGAATAGCATTGGCAGCGGCTATGAACGCCTCCGCGAACTTGCCGAGGCCGACAAGGAGGGACGCGTGGTGGTGCTGCCGGAAGGAGGAGAAAGAACTGGAGGCGATGAAGGATGAGTAAGGCTGTCATGCTGAGCATCCGCCCAAAGTGGTGCGGAAAGATTGCCAGCGGTGAAAAGACGATCGAGGTGCGAAAAACCAGACCGAAGCTGGACACGCCGTTCAAATGCTACATTTACTGCACGCAGAGCGGTGTTGCGCTCGGAGCGTGGGGAAAGCACGGTAAAGTCATCGGGGAATTTACCTGCGGCCGCATAGATAGACTTGCCCCGGCAAACGAACCGTATGGCATCTATGACATTGACGATGATTATGTATTACAGACTTGTCTTGAAAATGGGGCGCTATTGGATTATGGGCACGGAACATCGCTTTACGGCTGGCACATCTCCGACCTTAAAATCTACGATAAGCCGAAGGAACTGACAGAATTTCACACTTGGAAAAAATGCAAATCATGCAGCAAAAGCGGGTACGAAAGCACAGCCTGTATCTATGATGAAAATTGCATGGTTCCGGTGGTGATTACTAAAGCACCGCAAAGCTGGTGCTATGTGGAGGAGGGCTGACAATGGCTGAGGCAAAAAAGCCTTTTTACCGCCACAAGAAATGGAAACTTGGCAACAGCTACGGCTGGTGGCGTATACCGTACTGCCCGTATTGCAAACGGAAGTTGGGGCTGATGGCAAAAGAACAGCGGCCTGAAAAATGCTCGATGTGCGGAAAGCTACTGGATTGGGGGGACGATGAAAATGGCTGAATACATTGCGCGGAAAGCGCTGTATAAAGCGCTGACGACCGCCGCGGTAAATGACAAGTTCAAAAGTATTGGCACATGGGCGAAGGCGATCTGCGTTTTGCATGATCTCCCAGCCGCCGACGTTGCGCCGGTGGTGCGGTGCCGTCACTGCCGATCCTACAATAAGCCGCGGATGGGATGGTGCTCAGTCCACCTCGACCGCGAAGGTCCGGACGACTTTTGTGGCTACGGCGCGAGGATGGGTGGTGACGACGATGCCAAAGAGAATTAACCCGCGCCGAAGACCGGCGACGATGGCAGACGTGCAGCGCGCAAAGGACGCGGCGACGGCAGATGCATGCCGCGTGACACTGGCGATCTTTTTCACGGCCCTGCTGGACAAAGAGGGCATGGAGGCGGAGCAGCTCCAGCGCATCTGGCGAGAGGTCGAGGCGCTGTCGGAGAGCGTGCGGGACGGATATGTCTCCGCGCCCGACCTGATCCGCGTGCTGCGGGAAGAGTACGAGATTGACATTGTAGGAGGGTAAAGCCATGCGCAGAAAACCGCTCGCGCCGCTTACGCCGGAACAGCAACAGCTCGCGGCGGATAACGAGAAATTGATCTGGTTTTTCTTGAAGAAATACGCATCCAGAAGCGACCCGCAGGAATTGTACGGCGTTGCCGCCGAAGGTCTGATCCGCGCCGCGGCTACATACGATCCGGCACGAGGGAAATTCTCCACGCACGCAATGTACCACATGCGTAGCGCGGTCGGCTTCGATCAGCGCTGCGCGAAACGGAAGAAGCGTTCAGGGAAACCGGTACTGCATATGGATGACGTTGACGTAATTGGCCAGAGCAAAGAATGTAACGCGAAAATGTACGGCGTCGTGCCGCTGCGAGACAGGCCGTGCCTGTCTCTGGACGAAACCGGCGCGGATGTAGAACGCTTTCTGCGGTCACTTCCTGCGCGCGATCGTGAACTCGTTCGTATGCGCGTTGGCGGCGACACGCTCAAAGAAATTGGAGACACATTTGGAATCACGATTCAGGCAGCCAGCGCGCACATGAAGCGCATAGCAAATAAGTGGGAAGCATTTGAACTCTATGGAACGCAAGAAAGGAAAAGATAACAATGGAAGAACTCGCAATGTTGGAATACGCGCGCGACGGCGCGAGCAACGCAATCCGCCTCAGAATCCTGACGGATGCAATCTTCAACGCCGCCCGGCTGAACTACAGCGGCAAAAAGCTCGCCTTTGACGACGACGAGCTTTGCACCGTGCTTCGGGCAATGTTCCCGGATGACTACGACCGCGTGCTTGCGAATCTGAAAGCGCTCAAGCTCAAGGCGGGCGCTGCAAAGGACGGTGATGCGTTTTGACCCGTGCCGAAATTCTGAAAGCCGCAGAGCGATGCGTCTGCACCGACCGAAATCAGCAGTACGGTGAGCCGGAGGACAATTTCCGCACGATCTCCATGCTTTGGAGCGTTTACCTCTGCGCGCGCGGCATGGAGCAACCGCTCGGTGCAGCCGACGTCGGCGCAATGATGGCGCTGTTCAAGCTCGGACGCATCGCAACCGGAGGAGATAAAGCGGATAACTTCATTGACCTCGCCGGGTATGCCGCCTGCGCAGGGGAAATCTCAACGGAGAGCGAGTGCGTCTCGAAAGACGTAAAAGTTAGCGTGGGGAACAAAGACGGAGCAGAACGCGAAAAAATGGCAGTTCCGGCGAATAGGATTGTCCGCATGACGCGCAGCGCTGACGGAGCATACCTTGTCAAAACCGGCTGCGCTATCCGGGAAGCGCCGGACTTGCGCGCAGCGCTCGACATGATCCAGCAGTACGAAAGCGAAAGCACATAAAGCAAAGCAGCGCACGAAACCGTGCGCTGCTTCTTTCTTTATCCGAACAATTTCCAGAGCTGGTTGAACTGCGCGGCCGTGTAGCCGTTTTGCAAAGCCCACGCCTGCAAGTCAGCTTTCTTGTATTTGTTCTTTCCGTCCTCCGTCTTTGCGGTCTTTGCCTGATAAAAGTCCGCGATCTGCTGCAGCGAGTAACCGCCATCGTAGGCGGTCTCCACCTTTGCCTGCGTGTTTTCCGTAAGCTTCTGTGCCATGACATTGAGCGCGAGCTGGTCACTGCCGCCGCGTTTGCCAACGACCGTCTTGATGATTGCCTGCATCACATCGCCGTTGCGGTCTCGCGCATTGTCCGGCAGTGTGTCTTTCGCGGTGCCGAGCTTGGCGCGGTATACGGCGTTGTCTGCCACGCTGCCGCTGCTCTTCGTCGTCCACGCCGGGGTGTCGCCGCCGTCGAGCTTCGCCTTCTTCTTGCCGGCCGATGTTGCGACTTCCAACAGGTTTTGAATCGCGGCCGCTTTCTCCGCGTCGCTCGACTGCTTGTATACCGAACTCCGAATGACTTTCTGAATGTTGTCATAGGCCGTCTGGCCATATGCCATCTGGTACTGCCGCCTCTCGTCCTGATCCAGCGACACTTTTTCGCCGTCTCTGTTTCCACTGTTTGGCGCTTTCTTCTCCGGATATTTTATGTCGATGTTCTCGCCAAGCCGGTACAGCTCTTGGTTCACGGCGCTCGTCCGGTACTTCGTCACGCTGCCGGGATTCAGTGTCGCGTTCAGGAAGTTTTCTGCTGCCGTGCCGGTGTATTTCTTCTCCTGCCCCCAGTTGTCCAGC